ATCCTTTTGGTAACATATAATGTCCAATTATCACAGAATCATTAGAAAACTTGTTGTTGGTTTTGGTAGTTTGTTTGATAACATCACCTTAACTCGCTACAAAACAGATGGCACCGAAGATAGAAAAGTCAAGGTGCCTATTATCTATGCTCCAAAAGAAAAATATGTTGCTCGTCTAGTAGGTGATCCAGACTTAAATAAGAAAGTTCAAATTACATTACCTAGAATGTCTTTTGATTTGATAAGTATGGAATATGACGCATCAAGAAAACAAATAACTAATTTAAAGACTACAGCAGCATCAGGAAATCCTAACGCAAAGCTTTCACAGTATACTCCTGTACCATATAACTTTGAGTTTTCATTATACATTTATGTCAGAAATATAGAAGATGGTACTCAAATAATAGAACATATATTACCGTTTTTTACTCCTGAGTACACAATAAAACTAAATCTTATTCCTACGATGGGTGTAACAAAAGAAGTACCAATTAATTTAAACTCAGTAAACTATGATATTGAGTATGAAGGATTGCAAGACTCTGATGCTAGAGTAATTATTTGGACTTTAAATTTTACAGCAAAAGCTTTTGTATATGGTGCAGTATCTCAAGCAAAGATAATCAAAAATTCTTTTGTCAACATATTAGATTTAGATTCATCTGTTAATGATGGAAAAGTTACTTTCAATATGAGTCCTGCCGGCTTTGGGATTTACAAAGAAGGTGAAACAGTTTATCAAGGATATTCATTAGATACCGCTAGTGCTACTGGTACAGTATTATATTACAGTAACACCACGGATCAAATGGTAATTACTGATATAAATGGTGGGTTTAAAACAAATACAGAAATTATAGGACTAGATTCTTTCGCAGAATATACTTTATTATCAGTTGATGGTGTAAACGCAAATAATAAGATGGTAACCATTAATTCTTCTGTAAACCCAGCAAATGCTACAATTAATTCAGCATATACTATTGTGACAACAGTGACGGAGTACAACAGTGACTAAATTTGAAAAAAATATGAGTGAAATTTTTGAAGTAGAACCAAAACAAATTGCTAGTACAGATATTGTAGTTAAAGAAGAAAGACCTGTTATTGAAGCTGAATCTAAGCTAGACAATGACTTAGAAAAAGATTACAAAAAGGTTCGTCAGAACTACGAAGAAATTATAGAAAAAGGTGTTGATGCTATTGATTCTATTCTTGAGATTGCCAGAGAATCTGAGCATCCAAGAGCATTTGAAGTTGCAGCTACTATGATTAAGAATGTTGCTGATGCAAACGAAAAGCTTATATTGCTTCAAAAGCAAATGCGTGAAATGAATAAAGCAGCAGGAAAAGAAACACAAAGCACCAAAATAGATAAAGCAATCTTTGTTGGTAGTACAGCAGATTTAAACAAAATGTTAAAAGGAAAAGAATGATCCACTTTAGACATTTAAGAGAAGAACTTCAAGAAAGACGAGATGCAAAATCTAAGACACTTCATGCATTTGATATGGATGAAGTGTTGTTTCATCACGATCATTCAAAGCTAAAAGTGCATGTTAAAGACCAACATGGTAAAAGAGTAGAATCATTAACAAATCAAGAGTACAATGATCACAAGTTAAAGCCAGGCCATAGCTACGATTACAGTGAGTTCAGATCACATAAAGTATTCAAGAAGTCTGCTCATCCCATTCACAAGATGATCAATAAACTGAGAGCGATTCATAGAAACAACAAGAATGTTGAGATTGTGACTGCCCGCTCTGATATGGACAATAAGCGTGGATTCATGAAAACTTTAAAGCATCATGGCATAGATGCTAGGCATATTCATGTTCGCCGAGCAGGTAATGTTGGTGCTGCTTCACCAGCAGAAGCAAAGCATAAAGTCATTGGTGATTTAATTAGAAAACATGGTTATAAAAAAGTACATTTATATGATGATTCTCCTGCTAACTTAGAACACTTTAAAAGATTAAAAAAAGATCATCCTGATGTTGAGTTTCATGCACACCATGTTGAACATGATCCAGAAACAGGACATGTGAAAATAACTACTACAAAAGCATAAAATGAAATTCAAAGAATTTATTAAAGAATCTGCTGAAGAACACACATCAGAGTGGATGTCAAGCTCCGATTTGGCAAAACATATACCAAAGACTGCACACAAACAAATTCGTTCCAGTAAAGAACACAATATATTAATGAATCATGACCTTGCACATGGAGGTTCTGGACATTTGAAATATAGAATCAAAACAAAAACATATGATAAAACACATAAAATTAGAGATGTTCAAGTAGCATCGGCAAAAAAAGATAAAGATGGATTTACACATCATGCATCTTTTGCTTTGTATTCACAAAGTGCCAAACCATATCAGCATGTAAAGACTAATATGGAAAAGAAATTAACTGTGCCATGGCACACACCTTCTGATGAAATTAAAGCAAGATATAACAAATAATGTCTATCAATAAAGATTCGTATCGTGATAATCCTCTGCTCAAAAGAGCCGGGGTAAAAATGGAGTACACACAAGAGCAGATAGAAGAATACATCAAATGCTCTAAAGATCCTATATACTTTGCTGAAAAGTATATTCAGATTGTTAATGTCGATGAAGGTCTGATGCCATTTAGAATGTGGGACTTTCAACGAGAGATGATCAAAACATACCATGAGAATCGTTTCTCGATCACAAAGTGTCCTCGTCAGGTTGGTAAAACTACCACTACAGTTGCGTATATACTTTGGCTGTCTATTTTTCAAGATACACAAAACATTGCTGTTCTTGCCAACAAAGGACAGTTAGCTAGAGATATTCTTTCAAAGTATCAACTGGCGTATGAAAATCTTCCTATGTGGTTGCAGCAAGGTGTCATCACATGGAATAAAGGTTCAGTTGAATTAGAAAATGGTTCTAAAGTTATCGCTGCTGCTACTTCATCATCAGCAGTTCGTGGAGGATCTTTCAATGTAGTATTCTTAGATGAATTTGCATTCGTTCCTTCTAATATTGCTCACGAATTCTTTAACTCAGTTTATCCTGTTATCTCATCTGGTAAATCAACAAAGATTATTATCGTATCTACTCCAAATGGCATGAACTTGTTTTACAAGTTGTGGATGGATGCAATCAACAAGAAGAATAATTATAAGACATTTGAAATTCACTGGTCGATGGTGCCAGGAAGAACAGCAGAGTGGCGTGAAGAAACTATTCGTAACACCTCTGAACGACAGTTCCAACAAGAATTTGAAACTGAGTTCTTAGGTTCTACTAATACTTTAATTTCCGGATCAAAACTACAAGAGTTGGCTTATGCGGAGCCAGTAGAAAAGAGAAGAATAGCCAAAGAAGAAATTTTGGATGTCTATGAACAGCCCGTAGTTGGTGATGGAGAAATTACCAAAGACCATGTGTATGCTATCTGCGTAGATGTTGCGGAGGGTAAGAATATGGACATGTCTGCTCTCTCAGTCATAGATATATCAGAAACCCCTTACAGACAGGTTGCAAGGTATTCTAGCGCATTTATATCACCTGTTCTCTTTCCTACTATTATATACAATGCAGCCAAATACTACAATAATGCCTATGTATTGATAGAGGTAAATAACACTCCACAAATTGCCGAGATTCTTCATGGTGAAATGGAATACGAGAATGTACTTAAAGTTCAAACTGGTAACAAAAAGGCCCAACAAATTTCAGCAGGATTTGGTAGAGGTGTTCAGCTAGGTTTGAAAATGAGTAGCCAAGTCAAACGAATTGGCTGTACAAACCTAAAGACACTTATAGAAACAGACAAACTCATAGTAAAAGACTTTGAGACTATTTCAGAACTTACATCATTTGTTTCTGATGGAGCAACATGGAGAGCAGAAGAAGGAAAAACAGACGATGTAGTAATGACTTTGGTTATGTTTGCTTGGATGACCACTCAGAAATACTTTAAAGATGTTGTCAACCACGATTTGAGAAAACAGCTTCAGTTAGAAAAACTTAGTCAGATAGATGAAGAAACTATCCCAGGTCCTATTATAGACAACGGATTAGATGTTCCGTTCTTGGTAGAAGGTGGAGATGTATGGGTTACGGGGAGTCAAGGTGAAGTTTATGCTGAATATTTCAGAGAAATAATGAGAAACTGATATATTCTAAATAAAGAGTATAGTTTTATATACCTGCCAAATTCATATATAATAAGGAGAAAAAGATGGCAATTCAGTTATCTCCAGGAGTAAGCGTTACCGAAGTTGATTTAACAACTGTAGTTCCTTCGGTATCCACATCAACTGGTGCATTTGTTGGAAATTTCGAATGGGGTCCAGCAAATGTCAGAGTTACAGTAGATAGTGAGAACACTTTGGCTAGTGTTTTCGGTACCCCAAATTCAAACACATATAACTCATTCTTTACCGCAGCTAGCTTCTTAGCATATTCAAATGATCTGCGTGTAGTTCGTGCAATCAACACTAATACCAGAACTGCTACAGCAAATTCTTCAGCTTCAGTTCAAATAGCAAACGAAGATGTATATGAAACTACTTATCTGCAAGGAAGTAATGCTAATGCATTTGGTGCCTTTGCTGCAAGATATGCTGGAGTAGCAGGAAACGCTATTGAAGTAGATGTTTATGACAATGCATCAGCCGCTACATTTGCAAATACCTACATTACTTCAGGTGGTGTTTCAAGAGCATGGTCAAGTGTTGTTAATGGTGCGCCAGGAACTTCAACCTATGTAAGCAATGCTGGTGGAGCTAATGATGAATTCCATGTTGTTGTTACAGATAGCACAGGTGCCATTACTGGCACAAAAGGAAGTGTTCTTGAAGTATTCCCATATGTTTCAAAAGCAATTGACGCTGTAGATGGAAATAATCAAACAACATATTGGAAAAATGTAATTTACACAAATTCCAACTTCATCTATGGTATGGATGCTGTTGACTATGCTAACACAAATGCAACATGGGGTGGAACAGCAGCAAACACAACATTTGCAAGAACGGCAGTAGCAAATACTTCACTAAATCTAGTTGGTGGTACAACAGCAGCATTAACAGACGGTAATATCAATAGTGGATATGATTTGTTCAACAATCCTGATGTTGTTGATGTGTCATTAGTTCTAACTGGAGATGCTAGTGTTACTGTTCAGCAATATGTCATCGATAATATTGTTACCGCAGCAGGAAGCACAACAGGTCGTTCTGGAGATTCTGTAGCATTTATTTCTCCAAGATATTCTGATGTTGTCAATCAATCAGGTAGCGAAACAACTAATATTAGAAATTGGTTAGACACATTAGCCCGTTCAAGTTCTTATGTTGTTGCTGATTCTGGATGGAAATATATGTACGATAAGTACAATGGTGTATACCGCTATGTTCCACTAAATGGTGACATTGCAGGTCTATGTGCATTTACTGATCAAGTTCGTGACCCTTGGTTCTCACCAGCAGGATTCAATCGTGGTGCAATCAAGAATGCTGTCAAGCTATCTTGGAATCCAAATCAATCACAAAGAGACATTCTGTATCCTATAGGAGTTAACCCAGTGGTTACCTTCCCTGGACAAGGAACTGTTCTGTATGGTGATAAGACTCTACAATCTAAGCCTTCAGCATTTGATAGAATCAATGTTCGTCGTCTGTTCATTGTTCTTGAAAAATCAATTTCTAGAGCAGCTAAGTTCTCGTTGTTTGAATTTAACGATGACTTTACAAGAGCCCAATTTGTAGCACTTGTTGCTCCATTCCTGCGTGATGTACAAGGTCGTCGTGGTATCTTTGACTTCCGTGTTGTCTGCGATACAACAAACAACACACCACAAGTTATTGATAACAATCAGTTTGTTGGAGATATTTACATCAAGCCTGCTCGTTCTATCAACTTTATCAGACTTAACTTTATTGCAGTTGGAACAGGTGTTCAGTTCTCAGAAGTTACTGGTGCTATCTAATAAATAAAAGAACAAGGAGAAAAGAATGGCTTTTAATGTATCAGAGTTCAGAGCAAATATGATTGGGGACGGTGCCCGTCCTAATCTATTTTCTGTGACATTAATCTTTCCAACAATAGCAGCAAATGGTGCCGCAGCAGGATCTAGAGCAACATTTATGGCTAAGTCTGCACAACTGCCAGGTTCTACTGTAGGAACTGTTCCTGTGTTTTACTTTGGTCGTGAACTAAAGTTTGCAGGGAACAGAACATTCCCAGATTGGACACTAACTATCATCAATGATGAAGATTTCTCAATCAGAAATTCTCTAGAATCATGGATGAATGCAATCAACAGTCATGCAGGAAATGTTCGTAATGCACAAGCGTCAAATCCAGCAGGATATACTGTTGATGCTGAAGTTACACAATATGGAAAAACTGGCAACATTCTCAAGAAGTATACATTTGTTGGATTGTTCCCAATAGATGTATCTCCGATCGATCTAGATTGGGGTTCAAATGATACGATTGAAGAATACACTGCTACTTTTGCATATCAGTGGTGGCAAGCAGATACAACAACTTAATTTGATTTATACTGGAGAGCCTCTGGCTCTCCTTATGTTATTTTGATTTTATAATGCAAGGAGAAAAATTTTGGCGCTAAATCTGTTCGGTTTTACCATATCAAGACAAAAGGCTGAAGAAGATTCGTTAGTTCAGCAATCATTCGCTCCACCGAGTAGCGATGATGGTGCATTGACGATTACTTCTGCGGCCTATTATGGTACATATGTTGACTTGGATGGTACAGCAAAAAATGAAGTAGAATTAATTTCTCGTTATAGAGAAATGGCTATGCAACCAGAAATCGAATCTGCCATTGACGATATCATCAATGAATCTATCGTACAAGATGATGATGGTAGAAATGTGAAGCTCATCATGGATAATTTGAAGCAACCAGACAAAATCAAAAAAGCAATTGCAGATGAGTTTCAAACTGTGCTTCGTGTATTAAACTATAATAACATGGCAGCAGATATATTCAGACGATATTATATTGATGGTAGATTATTCTATCATATTATTATCGACAGAGAAAATCCTACTGCTGGCATTAAAGAGTTACGATATATTGATCCTAGAAAAATACGCAAGGTTCGTGAAATGAGAAAAAAGAAAGACGAAAGAACTGGCGTAGAAATTATGGCTGTAATCAATGAGTATTACATCTATAATGATAAAGCAATTACTGGTACACAATCAAACTATGGTCCAGTAGGAACAAGAATCACTAAAGACTCCATCATCAATATCAATTCAGGATTGATGGATTCTCGTCGTGCTGTTGTATTATCGTATCTACACAAAGCAATTAAGCCTCTCAATCAATTGCGTATGATTGAAGATGCAACAGTTATCTATCGTATCTCAAGAGCACCTGAGCGCCGTATTTTTTACATTGATGTAGGTAATTTACCAAAGCTTAAAGCAGAACAATACCTGCGTGATATTATGGTAAAATACAAAAACAAACTTGTTTATGATGCAAACACAGGTGAAGTCCGTGATGATCGTAAGTTTCTATCGATGATGGAAGATTTCTGGTTGCCTCGTAGAGAAGGTGGTAAAGGAACTGAAATTACCACACTACCAGGTGGACAAAACTTAGGCGAACTAGAAGATGTAAAATATTTCGAAAAGAAATTATATAAATCGCTTAGTGTACCAATCTCAAGATTAGAATCTTCTTCAGGTTTCACTATTGGTCGTTCATCAGAAATTACTAGAGATGAATTGAAGTTTGCAAAGTTTATTGATAGACTGCGTAATAAGTTTGCTGAATTATTTGATCAAGCATTAAGAGTACAATGTGTTCTCAAAGGAATTTGTACAGAGGCAGAATTCAATGAATTCAAAGAACACATGTACTATGACTTCATCAAAGACAACAATTTTACAGAATTAAAAGAAGCAGAATTAATGGCAGGCAGATTATCTCTGTTGCAGCAAGTTGATCCATATACTGGCACATATTATTCTATGAATTGGATTCGTAGAAATGTTCTGCGTATGGATGATGATGAAATCAAACTCATTGATCAAGAAATTGATAATGAGAAGAAGAAAGGTTTTGAAGTTCCAACTGAAGTTCAAAATGCTGTAACGCAGCAGAAGATGATGACTGATATTCAAATGGATGCACAGCAACAACAAATGCAGCAGCAGCAACAGGATATACAAACACAGCAACCACAAGATGCTGCACAAGCGCAAGCACAACAAGCACAACAGTCACAACAAAAACCAAAAGCGAAAAGTCCATCTTCTAGTTCAGCAGATTTAAGTTTGTCTGAAACATCAATTGTAAGAAGATTGGCTAGAGTATTATAAATATCATTTGTTCAAATTTTTAAATAAGGAAAATTAATGAATACCAGAGCAATTATAGATTATGCAATTCAAGATGATGCCTCAGCGATGCGTGATGCTCTTTATTCTGAAATTCAAGATAGAGTTCATGCTCATCTAGAAATGAAGAAGCAAGAAATAGCAGGCAATCTTATTGCACAAGAAGATGCAGTGGATGTCTCTGATGAATCTATGGAAGAGCCGCAAGAATAATGAAATCGTTTAAAGATTTTTCTGCTAAAGAAACCGTAGAAGAAAATATCGACGGCATGCCAGGAGTGTTCTCTGCGAAAACATCAGAACCTCCACAGATTTTAATTATGCGTAAAAAATCTATTCGTCAGTTTCCAAATGGACAAAGAGTTGCATTATATCAAATCGATAAGCTGAACAAATATATCACCATTCCTTATATGGAAAAAAATTGGGCAGCAGAAGAAACAGAATTAGAGATATTTGAAGCAGAGCCGTTAGAAGAAAATGTTATGCATCATTTGCAGAATATTGTAAATAATCATGCTGCTAAA